GAAAAGCCATGTTGTAAAACAAAGTAAAATTTGTAGAACTAGACGGTGTGGCTGATTATCCCACTGTGTACCAACACATCACAGAAGCGAACTTTGATGAGATTGATGTATTGGTGCAGATAGCACAACCAGATCATTTCACACTGAAAGAAACCAAAAAGATAGCAGAAGATCTCAACAATTATTTCATGAGCAAGGATGTGGTAGTATTAGAAGATCATCCTGAGGATCCAGAACACGTGGGCACTGTCAAATTGAACAATGGTGCATACACATTAATTCTAGCACAACGTCTATCCAAGTTGAACAAGTTTGCTAAGATGTTGGAAGCAGGACCTTACTACAAAAATTGGTCTAAAGATTATCTGGAATCAGTGAAAGGTTTCCGAGAGAAGAAAAATCAGTAAGTTTACTGTCCCTCCTACACAATCGTTTGTACTGTTTTTTATTGGTGCTCCATTCTGCGCCTGTCCACCACTCAAATCCTCGATAGTTGGCTTTGTATTCAGATGATTGCTCATAGCCTGATCCCATGTAGAAATATCTCACATAGTTGTTCTGTGCCCATTCAATTTCAAGATCCAGCGTGATGTCCGATATGGGCACTGTGTTGGCATGAATAACACTTTCTAATCCTGCAAGGTCTTGGGAGTCATATGAGTCTATGGTGGAATAGTTTTCTTCTTGATATCTGTATCGCTTCTGTTTGGTAAATCCTATGATGTTGTCTGCTGTGCCTGTGTAAAACAGCATGAACTGATCACGCCTGTGATAGTGTCCAAAAGGATCGTAGTCCTCGCTAAATTTTTTTCTTTCCATGTACTGCTTGTATATGTGCGGCAGTCCCAACAGTTTAACCATTTCACTTGCGTCGATAACTTTTATGCCGATCTCTTTGCCGTCGTGCGTGTGCGATTTGTAACGAGGACGCCATTTGTCCATGTTGATTCGTGTACTACGTGATTGATAAAAAACTTCAGGTCTGTTGCCCACAGGGTGATCCAATGCGAGCCATCCTCTGTCAATGGCTTCCGACTCTTCATCCTCATCCACTATGGCCATGGGTCTGCATATCACTAGATCCTGCTGTTCTTGTTTGCCAAAAGTGTGATCGAAGAGTAGTTCCATACAATTACTTAATTCATGTTATGAGATGACTTACGTCATCTGAAACTTCGCTTACGCTCGTTTCCTTTTTCTTAATTTACGCTGAAAAGAGTAATTTACGCATTTACGCACTATGCGTCCTGCTGTACTAGATGAGCAGTCACAATACTGCTATTTCTAGCAGTATCGACTTTAACCCGTGTACTGAGTTCGCAGTCACCATACATCGTTGCTATCGCCGGGCGGTTGTGCTGTACCCGTTAACTTATACTATCCAACGCGAGCCTACTGTATCTTTGTATGATAATCTACAGTAAACTTGAGGTTGCTGTTTCTCAGAGCCTCATCATTTTTTGCTGTTTGCATCTAAGGATTCACCTGTCGCTTGTTAGCCGCATTTCCTTGCTCACTGGTTGCGATGCTATGTTTGCCTATTGGGAAATTTGTTTGCCTGGTGGAAGGATACGGTTGCCCTTCAACTACTATATAACACAGATAAAAATGTTGGTCAATCTTTTTGGCTTTAAATACCGTTATGCATTGGACGTACCAAGGAAATGAAATTACCAATATGCCCGAAGATGTTGTAGGATTTGTTTACCTAATAACAAATACAACCAACGGTAGGAAGTATATTGGAAAAAAATTAGCAAGATTCAAAAGATCTAGGCCACCACTTAAAGGCAGAAAGAACAAACGTAGATACAAAGTGGATTCTGATTGGCAGGACTATTACGGATCAAGCGATGATCTCACAATCGATGTCAACAAAATTGGTAAAGACAAATTCACAAGAGAAATACTTTTCTACTGCAAGTCTAAAGCAGAACTATCCTATGTGGAAGCACGTGAGCAATTTTCACGTAAGGTCCTAGAAACTAATGATTATTATAATGGTCATATCCGTGTGAGGGTACACGGCAAAGGAATTATAAAGTCTTAACGATTTTGTTTACAAAATATTGGTAGTGTTTTCTGTGAGGATGACCGTGATAGTCATGAGCACGTTCTGTGAACAGCGATAGTTCCGGAAACTTGTTCAACACATTAACATGGTCTTGTGATTGAAGATAATGATACACTTCATCGTCCCAACTTGAAACAGATAATTTTACATTGTTGACTTTGCAGTAATTTATTATCTTGTTCAAAAAGGTTTTAGAATACTTTTTATCTGTATCCTTTATTATACTTTCTTTAACTTTTTTCAATTTATCCAATACTCGAGTGTTCCTAAACAGATGGAAGTCACTGGTGATATCTGTGTAATCTAATGTGCTGTGAAGTCTTACATACAAGTCATCAATTTTAGTACGGACTATTCTACGAGCAAATGATGGAAACAAGATTATGCACTGGTCAAACTGATGTTTTTTATGTAGCAGTGTTAGGTTGTTGTAGATGCAATCGATACCAATTGCAGATACCCCTAGGTTTAGATAATTCTGTCCAGTTTTGCCAGATAGTAAATGGGGCCAGGCATCAGTGGCAGGCAGATCAAGACCATACGTGAATGAACAACCAAAACAAGGGATAAAGTAACGGTCAAATCCTTTGTGGTCGCGATCCCTGTAGGTGTTTGTGAAACTGTTACGGGTGAACTCATATTGGAATATGAAATCTTCTTTTAGTTCGGAACAGTGCCAATTGTTTGATCTTTGAGATAGTAAGTAAAGATCATCGATATGCAGAGTGTACACTCCTTTTTGTGTCATTTCGTGTACAGAAGTTAACACGGTATCACTGTTGTCGATAGCGAACGATGTGTTGTAGAATTTGTTTGCTTCCACGCCATTTAGTGTAATCTTGATTACTTCAACGGTCTGATTGCCTGGATTGATTGTGAATGAAATTTTATCCTGTGTGGGATATTCTATATTTCGTTCTATGATTTCTGTACTTAGGTAGATCTTAATTTCTATATTCATCTTAACTTCTATATTCATAGTATATAGTATAAAAAACCCCCGACTCGTTAAAGCCGAGGGTTTATAGAATTGCAATTCAATTATTAATTACGCCGCTACTTTAGCCGCGTTTTTTGCCTCTTGAATTTCTTTTCTTCTTAACTTGATCAATTTTGAAAGATTAGCAAGTGCTTTTCTGGCTCTAGTTGCAGAAGCCTTTACACCTTTCTCTGTGAACTTTCCGTTCTCTTCAGAGTATGCTTGGATCTCACTCATGATACTTTCGTGTGTTTGTGACATATGTTTTTTCTCCTTCTTATTGTCGTACGATATAATTAATTAACATATGCTACATTTAAGCACAAAAGAAGTGGTTCTGTCAATTGAAAAAGCAGAATTGGAAATTAAACATGGAATAATTTACCAAAAGTATCCTAACTTCTTTGGTAATACCTTTGATTTTGATTTTGGCAAGAAAGAAAATTTTGAAAAATTAGAAAATCAAACCCACTTGAATCGTTTGAAATTGTCCAAAGATGATGAGGTTATGAAAAAACTTACTGTGTTTTTTATGAACTCTAGCATCACCCAAGCACTTGAAAAAAAGTTTAGAACAGATTTAACATTCAGTTCCGTTGATGTTTGGATTGACGGTAAAGGATACAAATTGCCATCACACGTTGATGATTCGAGAATTAAATTACATCTTCAAGTGTACCTTAGCGACAACAACGAAGGTACGTCACTTTACAATCCACAGGGAGAACTTCTGTATACATTTCCTTTTAAGAAAAATTATGGCTATGCATTATACAACGGTGCATACAGTTATCACGGTGTAGAAGAAGTTGAGGAAGATGGAAGAACTAGTTTGTATGTTAGATATCAATAAGCAGATTATATTTTGTATTCGACGTCATTAGCATAGTTTGTAAACCCATTTTCTTTTACAACTTTTAGTACTGAATTTACTCTGCTTACTAACTCGTCTTTGTGTGATATTAGGAATATATTTTTCTTCTGTGTTCTGCTCATGTCTTTAAGCACAGACATAGAACTCTCAACACCCGATATGTCCATGCCGGCATCTACAAGTTCATCAATAAACAGCAAGTTGATCTGTTGATATAGTGATTCCCACACATCTCTGAATGCCCAACTTAAACTTAATATTAATCTGTTTCTTTCACCCCTACTCAAGTTGTCAAAATCTAATTCTCTGCCTAGTTCTTCGATACGTACAGATAAATCTGATTGGAATGTTACTGTGTGTGGTAATTTTACTTTGCCCAAGAACCACGCTAATCTTTGATTCAAGTATGTTAAGTTTTGTTCTATTATTCTTGTTCTTATGAATGAATCTTTTGCTGTTAACAACTTGTATAAAAACTCTTGGTGTCTGTGCAAGTCTTCAAGTTCATTTGCCTTTTCAAAATCAACTTGTTGTATTGCTGTTTTGTTTAGTTCTTCTACTTGTTCAGCATACGGGTCATGTTTTTTCTCATTTTGTTCTAGTTGACGATTTAAATCTTTCAAAGATCCTTTGTGATTGTATGCTTCGTCCATTGTGTCATAATATGTGTCTGGTGTTACTCCTAAGTCACCTATTGCATCTATGTCCTGTTGTATTTTTGCAAGATCACTTTCTAGTTTTGTTGAATATTCTTTTGATTCTGTGAGTATTGTTTTAAGTTTATCAACCAAATGTTCATGTTTGTCATCAAGTAACTCTTGCTCACAAGTTGGACATTTTTGTTGTGCGGCATATTCTAAATCACTTTCTGTTTTTTCCACTGTGCTTTTTGCTTTAGTAAACGAATCCTCGTGATATGCTTTTTCTTTTTGTAAACTTAATAATTTGATATAGTTCTCATTATGTTTTTGTAATCTTTTGTGTGCATCCAGTTCTGCTTTTATATCTACTTTTTCCAGTTCTGCTATTGCCTCTGCAAAACTTTTAGAGTCTTCTTCTTTTTGTGTCTGCCAAGCACTTGATCTTATTTTTAAACTTTCAATTGATTCTTTAATTTTTTCATTACTGGCAACTCTGGCATCTATTTTTAGTTTTTCTTCAGTTAGTATTTGCTTGGTTGCTTTTTGTTTTTCTTTTAGTAGATCTGCTTTTTGTGAAAGTAGTGTTATACCAAGCAACTGCTCAATAATTTCTCTTTGTTCATTTGCTTTGGTTGATAAAAACGGTTGTGTGTATGTGTTCAACGCAATTATGTTTTTAAACATAGCATGGGTCATACCCATTAATTTGTTTATTTCCACCTGCGTTTCTCTGTTCTCGCCTTGTGCTTCGTTGCTTTCTACGTTTTGTTCGATGTTGTTTGCATAGAATCTAAACACCTGTGGCTTTCTTCCACGCTCTATTGTGTATTCAACATTATTTTTTATAAATTTAACACTTACCAACATGCCTTTCTCGTTGGTTTTGTTTACAAGATTATCTCTTCTAATGTTTGTTAATGCTTCACCAAAGAACACATATGAAAGTGCATTTATAATTGTAGTCTTACCTGTACCATTTCTAGCACCTGCATCATCACCGCCCAAGTCCATGTTTTCACCAATCACAAGCACAAGGCTTTTGTTTGAGAAATTAATTGCTTGAGCCTGATTGCCCACGCTCATGAAATTTTTAACTGTTAGTTCTTTAATTGTTAACATCTAAGTCGTTGTAAATTGCTGTTAATATATTCTTGTCATATGTTTCTGAATCAACACCTTGTAATTGTTTGATTACAATTTGATCCACGCTGTCAAATTTTTGCACCTCAACAGTTGGTTGTTGTGCTTGATCAATCTGTTCTGGTATTAGTTGTAGTTCTCTTAATTCGTATTTGTCTATGAAAGTTTCTCTGATAAAGTTTGCTTCTTCGTATGATATTTTTACATCAAGTGTTACTCTCACATACATTTTTGGTTTTAGATACTTTTCTGGATCCTCTAATAGTTCACTTATTTTAATAGTGATGTATCTTGGCATATTTGGCCAATTAACATATTTAGGTTTTCCACCCATTTCAATGATCATCATGCCTCGCTCGTCGTCCCAAGCATCTGCGTAATTGTGTGGAAATGCATTACCCATATAAGTTACATTTTTCATCTGCTGTCTCTTATGGAAGTGTCCGGAAAATACCTGTCCACAACCTGCAAAATGATCTGTTTGTATTCCACCAACGTCTGGCATATCTACCATAGCATTCATTTTAAAGTATGGCAGTTCAAAGTGTCCGAACACATATTGTTGTTTCATTTTTTGAATCTTCTTATATTCGTCTCCCACAATCCATGGGATAATTGCAACATCATCTTCAACAAGCCATTCGTTGACAAGATGTATGTTTGGAATGTTTCTAATAAATTCCATAGAATTAATTTCTCTTTTTTCTCGGTAGAATAAATCGTGATTGCCCATGATCACATAAACTTTTTCAAACGCCGCACCCAGTCGTTCCATGTTGGAAACTGTGTAGTTCATTGTGGATACATTAGTTGATGATCTGTGATGGTGCCAATCACCTAGAAATATACAAGTTTCACAGCCTTCTGCCTTGGCAGTTTCTATAAACCATTTTACAAATTCTTCACAATCATCGTTGTGTATTCTAGAATTACCCTTCATGCCGAAGTGTATGTCTGTAAAACAAGCAACTTTTTTAAAGAATGCCATTTATTACCACCTCTTCTTTACAATTGGTTTGTGATTTGTCATGTCAACTTTTTTAGAATTAACAGTTTCAAAATCTTCTGAATCAATTTTGCCTTTTTTCTTTAGCACTTTGTTTAATTTTGCAATACCAGTTTTATTGACCTGCATAACATCACCGTGTACTGTTTTCATTCTCTTTTTGTATGCAGGAGAATTAGCATCATTTTCGTTTTGTCTAGTAAACGAAGGCATCATATTGTTAACTTCTAATAGATCATCTCTGATTGCTTGATTTTTCTTTTCAATGTTTAATATTCTTGTGAATGAGTTTGTTATTGCCGCTGTGTAGTATGCAAAAGGATTCTCTGATTTTGATTCATCGAATTGTAATCCAATCTGTGACAGTTGCATTAGTGCTTGTGATTGCATTTCATCGTTGTATGTGTAGCCTCTCCAGTTGGATCTTGTTCCATAACGTTCGCACAATTTCATAAACATCATTGCTAAACTGTTTGTTATTTTTCCGTGATCACAAGAGAAGTTTCCGTTGTCCATTCCGCCTACCCAGTGTGATTTCCCTACACATTGAGGCTTGCCTTTTTTGTCCAGTCTATAATGTTGGAACGGTGGAAAGTTTATTTTGGTGTGATGATCAGCAACTGTTTTTTTATTCTTTTTTCTCTCATCATCCAGCGGTATATGATCAAACATCATTACTCTAAACACAAGATCAGTTTTTTCAATTTTTCTAGGAGATAGTGTATAGTCTGAAAGTTTAATTTTTTTAAGTCCTGATTCTTTTGCTTGTTCCCATGCTAATTGTGTTAATCTTTTTGCTTTGGCTTTTCTAGCCTGTGCTATTGCACTTGCATTCAGTTTTTTTAGATTAGGCACTATCAAATCAAACTGTGAATCTTCATCACCTACATATGAGCAGTAGGTATTTTTACTAGCATGTATTTGTGCCAGTAAATCTCTGTTGTTTAGGTACTTTACTCTTTTCATGTTTCTCCAATATTGTTAGTGTAAAAGTGACCACAAACAGGTCTGTTGATATCGTGCCGTATGGGTAATTAAATGCGCCTATTCTTGTGCCTATAAATATAGTTTATAGTATACAAAATTATGAAAAGGAAAGCAACCATTTAGTATGTCATTTAATATACCAAAAAACCTTATTAAAAAAGACTCTTCTTTTTTAGGTGCTGGTGGGTTTATCAATAAGACCTGGGCACGTCTAACAGGTGCAGGATTAGGTGATAACAGTCGTATACAGTCAGCCAAAGCAAAATGGTCAGGCAGAGCAGGAGCACAAGATTGGAGAGTAAGGTTAACATTACCGCCACAATCTCCCTTCAAATACACTCTATTGGACAACAATGAGTTGTTAGCACCATTACAAAAATCCAATGGGGTATTTTGGCCAGTAACACCGGCAGTAATTGTGCAAAACTCGGCAAACTATAATGCACTAGCACAAACACACAGCAACTATCCTTTTCAAGCATATCAAAATTCACAGGTAGACACCATCAGTATTGTGGGAGAATTTCCAGTACAAAATTCTGATGATGCCAAACATTGGATAGCCACAGTAAAATTTTTAAGAACAATGAGCAAGATGGTTTTTGGAAAATCAGGAGATTTAAAAGATCTCAAAGGATCTCCACCACCTATTATGCATTTGTCAGGATACGGTGATCATGTGTATGACAAAGTTCCGGTTGTGATAAACCAGTTTAGTGTTGAACTAAGACCTGGCATCGATTATATTTCCACAAATCAAACAAAAGGATTTGGTGGAGCAGTAGGCGTAGACAAGTTTGACAACTATGTGATAGATGAAAACAAAATAGAAGATTCGTCTTGGGCACCAACAATATCAACAATTTCTTGTATGGTAACTCCGGTATACAGCAGAGACACAGTTAAAAACTTTTCACTAAAGAAATTTGCTGATGGGTCATTAGATAAAGAAAGAGGAATAGGATTAGTATAATGGCTGACTATTCAAACACATCACCCTATTATGCTACACCGCAAAATAAAATTAATTTAGAACAAATGGTTGCAAGAACAATCACAGCCGAAGCAGATGATCAAACATACACGATAGAAAGAACCTACGCATACAGACCAGACTTGTTAGCATATGACCTTTATGGTACACCAAGACTTTGGTGGGTATTCGCACAACGTAACCCAGACCAAATTGAAGATCCTATATATGACTTCAAACCTGGAGTAACAATTCAATTACCCAAGGCAAGTAATATTACTAACGACTTAGGAATATAACATGGCCAAAGATCCATTTAATATTAAACGAAAGTCTAAAGAGGCGTTCAATGCATTTAAAAAAAATGCCGCAGGTGAATATCTCTATGGTGGATCAGCACTTAATTTACGTAAGAAAATAAATCAGCAATTTGACGATTGGAAGGCACTGAAATATAAGAACTTAGCCAATGCCAAAGAAAACTATGGTGTGGTAGAAGAAAACAATTCACCGGTCGACGACAAAGTTGGTTTACAAGAAAATGTATTGCACAAATTTGCAACTTACAATTATATTTTTACATTAAGCGGTATATCTGAAGACGAATTACGAAGCCATGCATATCTTAAAAATCCTGTGCATGATATTATTGCAAGATCCGGAGGCATAGGAGATCCAAATGTCAGCAGTGGCGACTACAAAGCACAAATGGACAAATTAAACAAAGAAAGAATATGGAATGAACAAAGAACCGGTAAGAAAGCCAACGAAGCATACAATCCACAAAACTCACAGTATATATTAAGTCGAGGATTAGATTTATTTTTTGAAAACTTTAATATGTTAAGCACAGTAGGGCCAAACTCAGACAGGGGTCTAGCAAACATAACAAAGATGAATTTTGAACTGGTTGAACCTTTTGGTGTATCGCTGGTAGAAAAAGTCAAGGCGGCAACTTTTATAAACGGTTATAGAGATTTCCAAGACGCACCGTTGTTATTAACAATAGAGTTCAAAGGCACAGACGAAAACGGCAAACCAATAACAAGTGAAGATAAAAATTATGAGAGAAAAATTCCCATACTTATTGTTAGGGTTGAATTTGATCTAGATCAAGCAGGATCAAGATATCAAGTGATTGCAGTGCCGTTTGGTGATTTGGCTCATGATGATAGATTTAAATTTCCTCGTACCACATTGACAGCATCGGTAGGAAGTGTAGGAGAATGGATAGAAACAGTTGAAGAACAATTATACAAAGATCAATTACAAGAAATTAAAGAAGGCGTCAGAGAGTATGTGGATCAATATGAATTTATTGTGTCAAGTGATGTTGAAAAGAATGCCAAATATGCAAGAAAACTGCAAACAACAATAGCAGAATCCAATGCAAATTTTATTAAAAGATTGTGGAATGACATCTTTGATAACATTGATTTTGCACCCAAAATTGAACTAGCAGAAGCACAGGTAACTGATAAAACAAGTTTAGTAAAATTTTTCGAAGATGCTATCAGAACAGGTGAAGGATATTCAGTTATTGCAGACAGATTCTGGCAATATTGGCACATGAAGATGACTGGGGCAGGCACTTATAGTTCTAATTCCAGCAACCAAGCACCTGGTCACAGTGTTGCTGACAGATTAACAAAATTTTATGCCTCAAAAGAATTTCCAGATCTAGCAAGGAATAATCAGTGGGTGGATTGGTTTGAAATCAAAGTCTCAGTGGAAACAATACCTGGTGTAATAGACAAGATAAGAAAAATGAGTCCAAAAAAAATAATTTTCAAAGCAATACCAAAAAAAATACACGTTTTAAAATTCTTTCCTCCAGGAGTTACTTTAGGATTTATTGATTGGAACAAATGGGTTAGAAAAAATTACAATTACATATACACAGGAGAGAATGTGGATATACAAAGTTTGAGAATTAACTATAAAACTGCATACTATCTGAGAAATGTTAGACCGTTTAAAGAAGATGCTAAAGAAAAAGGACAGTACCAGGAATTTGAAGAAAATCTAAAAAAAGTGTTTGGATCTGAACAATCTGATTTAAGATCTAGTCCTAGTAATCTACAAGGCACAAACTCTATGGAATCAGGGTCAAACAAATCACAACAGTTTTACGATTATATAACCAACCCAGAAGTAGATATGATCAGGGTAGAATTAGAAATACTAGGAGACCCAGCATTTATTTGTCAGGATCAGTTTATCAATATACACCAAGACAGATCAAAAAAGGCAGAGGGAATTGGTGCTGGTGTTATAAGTGGAAAATATGGAAGTTTCAATTCGGAAAACTTTCAACCGTTGGTTAAGTTAAGTTTTAGAAGACCACCCGACGATATAGATGATCAAATGGGAAGATACGAACATCATGGGGGAGCAGTCAACAAAGGCGGAATGGAAGTTGATAATCAAACATTTACCGGAATATACCAAGTTGTTAAAGTTGACAGCAAATTCAACAATGGACAATTTTTACAAACATTACATCTGGTTAGAATGAATCAACAACAAGGAAATGTGGCAGACACCCTTGAAACGTCGATTACAAAAGTTTATGGTTCATCAGACAAAAACACATTTACCACAGCAAAACCAGGATCTTCTAATCCGAGAAAACCCGGAGGTAACGATAGAATTGAAACTTCTAGTGTTGCAAGTAAGGTTTCAAATGCAGTCAAAACTGGAGGCGTAGAAGTAACACTGCCAAACGGAAGAACGATATATAAGAAGAAGAGGGGACAATAGATTATGAGTTATAAAATATCAGGTGGATTTTCAGACACACAAGACAATCTAAAAAATTTTAGTGACAAGCACAGTGTAAAAGATCCAGGTCCGTTTATTGGTGTTGTTAAGAACACAGTAGACCCGTTAAAAATGGGAAGGCTAGGTGTGGTAATTCCCGCACTTTCACGAACTGACGGACATGACATCAATGCTGAACAGGTTATATGGTGCCAGTATTTGTCTCCGTTTTATGGTGCAAAACCCTTCAAAGCAAACACAGTCGACGGTGACGCAGGACCACAGCAACGGTCATATGGTATGTGGGCTATTCCACCCGATGTGGACACCAATGTACTTGTAATATTTGCCAAAGGTGAAACAACACAAAGAAATGCATTCTGGATTGGTTGTATTCAAGAACCATTAACCAATCAACAAATACCCGGTATGGGTGCATCAGAAAACACATACAATAACACAAATGCTATAAGTGGCAGAGAACGAGGCATATCTGAAAGAGCAGGAGTCAAAGTAAAAAATTACGGCACAAATTTTTTACCGGTAGAAGAAAAAAATAAAAAAGCATACAGTCAAGGTGAATCAATAGAAGCAATAAACAAATGGAAGTTTCCAGTTAATGATGTATTGGCCGAACAACTGTTTCAAGAAGGATTAATAAAAGACGATATAAGAGGTACCACATCATCAAGTGCAAGAAGAGAAACACCAAGCCAAGTATTTGGATGGAACACTCCGGGTGGGATCAGTGAAGATTCTAGAGTACGAAACATAGGACTTGACGATACACCCATAAGAGTGGACAGAGATCTTGGGCACTGTTTTGTTTTAGATGACGGAGATAAAAAAGGCAACAACAGACTTGCAAGAATTAGAACAGCATCAGGACACCAATTGTTGATGCACGACACAGAAGGGGTGGTATATCTTGCAAACGGTTCAGGAAAAGCATTCATAGAAATGGCCAGTGACGGAACAGTAAGTGTATTTTCTGCATCAGGTATTAACATAAGATCCGGGGGTGACTTTAACATACACTCGGACAGAGATATTAATTTCCACGCCAAACAGAGAATTAGAATGGTCAGTGACATAAACATTGCCAGCAGTTCACCAAGAATATTTAATATGGGTGAAGCAGGAATTTTTAACTCTTCACAAAAAGGAATCATACAAAGTTTTGCCAGAGATGGAATTATGTCACACGCTGGAGCACAGTTGCACAGTGCCAAAGGTGCACATCATTTGAAAGGTGGTAGGATTGATCTAAACTCAGGAAGTAGAAGTAATGAAGGCTGGGGTTGCAGTTGGTTAACACCAGATCATCAAAACGTGGCAATTATTGTTACAGATGCTAAAGACATAGATATAGAAAAACCAATCAAAGAAGGTGGAGAACCAAACACACTAGATGTTAGAACAACAGTATCTGACTTTGTTACCCATGAGCCATATGCAAGACAAAGCAGTCAAGAACGTAAGAAAAAATATATTAGCGGTGTGCTAGAAAAAATTAAAGAAAATAATCCAGATATATCGTCGGCAAAATTAAAAGAAATAAAAGAAACATTAATGGCAAACAAAACAATATCCGGAGTAGCATCTCAGGTTAAAAAACTTGTGTCATTAAATGATGAGGTAAACTTAAAAGTTGCAGACATCACTGAAATAGTCGATGCCGCAAAAAATATTGAATCAATAATTAAACAAGAATCACTATCATTTATACAAGGTATAACATCGGGCAATATTGTTGAAAATGTAGCTCAAATAAAACAATATGCCAATATTGCAGAAAACTTCTTTTTAGGTAAAAAGATAGGAGTAGATAAATTTGACAACTTTATTAGAAGTGAATCAGGATTATCTTCAGCAATTAAAGGTGCTGGTGAATTCATTGGCAAATTAAAATGGTGGTAGAATAAATATTACAAATGGCATACGATTCAAATTCATCAAATAGTGCAGGCGGCGGAGCAATCACGTTTAAAGGATTTTCATCTCGGGCAGAACAACAAAATTTTAAATTATACGATTTTGAAGTTGCCAAACAAGATTTGATTAATAGGTTGTCAGTGCGTAAGGGAGAACGTGTTGAAAATCCAGAGTTTGGAACTATAATTTACGATGCCATATTCGAACCATTCACAGAAGCACTCAAAGAAGCAATACTTGAGGACGTAACTGCTAATTTAAATGCTGATCCTCGTATATCCACAAACGAAATAACAGTGAGAGAAGCAGACAAAGGAATAGCCATACAGGCGTCTATCACGTATGTTCCTTTAAACATCACTGAAAAACTATCATTCAACTTCGATGAAAACTCGTTGTTACGCCTATCTTAAAGTACGCACATAATTAATACTATAAATATCATTATTAAAGTATTATGGCCACTACAGACAGACAAAATAGATTATTAGTTGCAGAGGATTGGAGAAAAATTTATCAATCTTTCCAACAAGCAGACTTTAAATCCTACGATTTTGAAACACTTCGTAGAACAATGGTCAATTACCTAAAGGAAAATTATCCGGATGATTTCAACGACTTTGTTGAGAGTTCTGAGTATGTGGCACTTTTGGATTTAATTGCCTACATAGCACAGGCATTATCATTCAGAGTTGATTTAAATGCCAGAGAAAACTTTTTAGAAACAGCAGAAAGAAGAAACAGTGTTTTAAGATTAGCAAGGCTGATCAATTATAATGCAAAAAGAAATCAACCAGCAACAGGGTTGTTGAAAGTAGTTGCATTATCCACAACACAAGATGTGAGAGATTCATCTGGTGCAAACTTATCAAATCAAACAATTTTATGGAACGATTCCGCAAATTCAAATTACAGGGAACAGTTCACAGCAATACTAAATGCGGCCAACCAAACAGGACAACTGTACGGAAATCCAAGAGAGTCAGACAAGATTGGAGGCATTGACACAGAGGTTTACACATTAAGTTCAAATCAAACGGATCTACCGATGTTTAATTTTACAAAAAGTGTTGGTGGAGTAAACAGAAATTTTGAAATAGTACCATCGACAATTAACGATTCGGAATCGATATACGAGGCAAGACCAGTTGAAGGAACCGGACTTACATACACTTATAGAAATGATGGGTCTGGAGATAGTTCCAACAACACAGGATTTTTCTTTTTGTTCAAACAAGGAACAATGCAACAACAATCTTTTTCAGTTGACTCAGCAACTACAAATTATATTCAATCGTTAGATGCTCCAGATATTAATGACAGCGACGTTTGGCTGTATCAACTAGACCAATTCGGACAAGTAACAAAAGAATGGACCAAGGTTCCGTCACTATCAGGCAACAACGCAATTTATAATTCTTTGTCTAAATCAGAAAGAAACATTTATAATGTTGTTACAAAAGCAAATGATCAAGTTGATTTAGTGTTTGGTGATGGAAATTTTTCTAATCTACCACTAGGTTCTTTTAAAACATTTTACAGAACTAGTGACAACGCCAAGTATGCTATTCAACCAGCAGATATGCAGAATATTGTGGTTACAATACCGTATGTAGATGCCAATGGCGGACAACAAACATTGTCTATGACATTGGGGTTACAATCATCAGTTTACAATTCGTCTGCATCAGAATCAAATAATTCAATAAAAGAGAAAGCCGCACAGGTTTATTATTCACAAAACAGAATGATCACTGCTGAAGACTACCAAGTTGTACCTCTGTCAGCATCACAAGAAATTGTCAAAGTCAAATCTGCAAATAGATCCGCTTCGGGTATTTCTAGAGCAAAAGAAATATTAGATCCAACAGGTGCTTATTCAAATGTAAGTGTGTTTGCTGAAGACGGAATATTGTACAGAGAAGAATCAACACAAAAATTTACTTTTACTTTTAACAATAGAAGTGATATTCAATCCACACTAGATGCAAAAGTTGAAGCAAAATTAAAAACACCGTATGCAAGGCAGTTTTACTATCTAAAATATGGAACAAAAGATTTAAGCACACTATCGGCAGATTGGAATTCAACAACAACATCAACAAACACTAACACTGGTTACATTAAAGCCGCAGGTCCTTTGGTGTTGGGCGACTTTGCAACTTCAAACTTAAAGTATGCCAAACCAGGAGCATTGGTTAAATTTACATCTCCGGACACAAGAACTTTTTTAAATGGAGTATTAGTTACATCAACAACTGACAACAGTCAAGATAGATCTTGGGCAAAAATCGGTGCAGTATCAGGTGATGGTGCAAATGGCGGAATAGGGAATTTAGAATCAGGTGCTGGTCCAGTAACATTGAACAACGTAGTACCAAACGGTGCAGTTGTTAATGCTGTTATACCAAACTTTACGATCGCATTTTCAACAGAGTTAGAAACAGATATTATTGATAGAATTGACGCATACGAAGAGTTTGGTTTAACCTATGACTGGGACACAGAAACTTGGAAAGTGATAACATCAACAAACCTAAGTGCAAGTAGTATATTCAGTCTAACAAACCAAGGTTCCACAGCAGGCACAAACGCAGACGCTAGTTGGTGGTTTAAATTTACAAACGACGGAAACACTTATACTGTGCAATACAGAAAATTAGATTACATATTTGAGTCAGAATCACAAAACAAATTTCATTTTGATTCTCAGGAAAAAATTTACGATTACAAACTAGGGACAAGTGTTAAAGACACAGTTAAAGTATTAAAAACAAACTCTCTTGTTTCTACAGGTAAGTCAATTGGCTATCCAGTAGATTGGCAAGTAGTAGACACAGTAACAGAAGCAGACGGTTTCCAAGACAACAGAAAAGTAAAAGTAGGATTTTTTGACAACGACGATGACGGTGTAGTAGACAATCCAGAAATATTTGACATTATTGTTGAACCTGATTTAAGTGTTACTACAAAGTTTGTATTCCAAGAGAAGTACATATCATATAATAACATAGCAAGATTCAAACCTTGTTCAGCATCTAAATTTGTTGTATCAAAAAACGAAACGGACATAACATTGAACTCGGCAACATACACAGATGGTCAGTTGTTTTATTTTTATGATTCAGCAGAAGATGTTGTTAAAAAGTACGATGCAACCACAAACACATTATCAATATCAACAGATTATATCGCAAGAAGAGGAAGAAGCAGTATAAACTTCCAATACAAGCACAATGCAGGACAGGAAACTAGAATTGATCCTAGTGTGTCTAACATTGTGGATGTTTATATGCTAGAAAGAACTTATGATAATCTTTACAGAATATGGTTACAAGATGGTGGAGCATTGCCAACACCGTCTACGTCAAACCAATTGAGAATAAATTATTCAGGTATACTTAATCCATTGAAATCATTAGCAGATCAAATAATATATCACCCAGTAAAATACAAAATATTATTTGGCACAAACGCAGACGAAAATTTACAAGCCACTTTCAAAGTTGTAAAAAATTCTAAAACAAATGTTACAGATGCAGTTATTAAAACAAGAGTTATTGCCGCAATAAATGAATTTTTTGCTCTAGACAACTGGGATTTTGGAGATACTTTTTACTTTACAGAATTAGCCGCTTACATACACAACGCACTGGCGCCAGACTTGCTCACAGCAGTTATTGTGCCAAATCAATCAGGACAGAGTTTTGGGTCTTTGTTTCAGATAGATTCAGCGGCAGATGAAATTTTTATTAGTGGGGCCACCGTTAATGATGTTTCGATTATTACAGCACTAGGAGCCAACCAATTGTCGGCTTCAGGCACTGTTATAACAAGCACGTCAACAGCCACGTCAAACACTACCACAGGATCAGCAGTGTCAGGCTCTACTACAACAGGTTCCGGTTCTTCAACTGGCAGTAGTGGATCAGGATACTAATGGCAGATAACACAACTAATTCATTAACAAATAGCGAAGTTGTCAAACAAGGCAACAACGAGTACAGACGTACGGTCCAACATCTACCTGCTTTTTATAGAACAGATTCAAACCAAAGATTTTTATCAAGCACACTAGATCCACTAGTGCAAAAAGGTGCACTAGAAAGATTAGATGGCTTTATTGGTAGACAAGATGCTGGCACAAGAAAAAGCACAGACAGATACGTATCGGCTACTTCTAGAGACAGAATGGCTTATCAGTTGGAGCCTGCTGTAACTTACACAGACAGAGACACAACGTCATTAAATCCTGAGGACCAAGTTAAATTTACAGGAACCTATGACGATTACATGAATCAGATTAAATTCCTAGGCGGTAATGTTGACAACCACGATAGACTGTCCAAAGAAACTGTATATTCTTGGAATCCAGCAATCGACTACGACAAATTAATTAATTACAGAGAATACTATTGGATACCAAATGGACCTAGTGCGATATCATTAGATTCCGTAGGACCTAACGCAGTTGCAGAATACTCTGTAAAAAATTTAGCAAAAGGTGCCTATAATTTTACTCACAGAGAAAATGAAAATAATCCAATACTAACTTTATACAGGGGCAACACTTATAAATTTGACGTAGACGCAAAAGGACATCCTTTATGGATTATGACAGAACCATACAAAAGTAAAGTTGGTGCAGACGGATCAACGTCCACAATTTATTCTACAGGCGTAACAAACAACGGAACAGATGAAGGAACAGTAACATTTACAGTGCCAGCAACTGGACCTTCGACATTATATTATCAATGTGGAAACCATGATGCTATGTATGGTATATTACAGATTAAAGATATTACTTCAACAGCAAAAATAAACCCCCAAGATGATATTGTGGGTGTAAAAAATTACAGTTTAAGAACATTAGATTTATCGAATGGAATGAAAATAAAATTTGATGACAACATAGTTGCCGCAGAATACAAAGACAAACAGTATTATGTTGAAGGTGTTGGAGAGTCAATTACACTTACAGACGTGGATGATTTAATTACACCTGGGCCATATTCAGAAGAAACAACAATACTGTATGACACAATTGGTTACGATACAAGACCGTATGCTAAATCATCATACACACCAAAAGATAAAGATTATATTATTATTAAAAGAGATTCGCGTGATCAAAATGCTTGGTCAAGATACAACAGATGGTTTCACAAATCTGTAATTGAAGAAACAGCAAGAGTAAGTGGATTTACTCCTGTGCTAGATGAGGACGACAGAGCAAAAAGACCAATTATAGAATTTGACTCGGGACTAGAACTGTACAATCACGGAAAAATTGCTAAAAAATCTGTAACATTATATGACACAGTTACCACAGATGCTTTTTCATCAGTGATTAACCAACCAGGTTTCTTTATTGATGGGTTAGAAATAGCAGATGGTATGAGGGTAGTTTTTGCAAACGATACAGATCCTCTAGTTAATGGAGTAATTTATGATGTGTCATTTGTTACAGCAGGAGGTTCAGAGGTTATAGCATTAACAAAAGCAACCGACGGGACACCCACAGAAGATGATTCGATTTTTATAGAATACGGAACAGCGAATCAAGGAAAAACTTTATACTACAACTCTACCACAAAACGTTGGGCAGAAGCACAACAAAAAACAGTATTAAATCAGCAACCATTGTTTAATTTGTTTGATGAGACATTGACGTCATTTGATGATGCTACAAAATATCCAAGTTCAACATTCGCAGGAGCAAAAGTTTTTAGTTTTGCAACAAGCGATTCTGCTGTGACAGACACAGTACTTGGAATGAAAGTCAAGTACAGCACTATCAACAATGTAGGAAACATAGTATTTGAATCGGATTATACATCGGATTCTTTCACATACAAAATAGATAATGATTCTATATCTAAAAGATTAGCATCAGGACACTTGCACTATACCAACCTAACTAAAAAACAAAATTATTTAGGACCATATGTCAAAAGAACAAGCCAAAGCAAACAGCGAGTAATTAGAACGTTTATTGTAAATTCAACAGAAACACAATTATTTCCAATTGATTTTTATAAAAATTCTGCTTCACTTACAGATTTAGAAATATCAGTAGCGGTTAACGGTGTAAGAAAAACAATTACAACAGACTACACATTAGTTGATGGGACAACAAACAGATATGTTAAGTTCAATAAAAAATTAGCAGTAGATGATCAGATAAGAATGGCAGGATATAGTTCTGCTAAAAAAATTGACGGTAAAGGCATTTATGAAGTACCAGACAGTTTGGCTATAAACTGCGAAAATGAATCATTAGGCACATTTACATATGGACAAATAATGAAACACGTCCAAGATATGTTTGATAAAAATCAAGATATAACAGGACAAATACCTGGAACATCTAACCTCAGAGACAAACCAGATGCAAGGTTAAAAGGCGGAACAATACTTCAGCATGAAGGGTCATTGTTGCCAGCAGTGTTTGGAATAATAGATCAAGAGTCGAATCTTGTTTCTGCAATTGATTACACAAATTTAGAATATGAAAAATGGTACAATGCATTTTTAACACACTCAATAGACACAGCATATGAAGGTGTTGCAAGAGACAGAGTAGACGAAATAATTGCTTCTATAACACAAGGAAGAACAAGTTCTTTCCCATTCTATTATGAAGATATGTTAGGTTGGGGAGAAAATGTTTCAACCAGAACACACACAGTTGCAGGAGCATCACAAACTGAATACGCAATAGACTCACAGTTTGATATTACCTCATTAAGCAACAGAGCAGTGTACATTTATTTGAATGATGAACTTTTGATACTAGGTGCTGACTACACATTCAGCACAGTGGATGACAGTATCGATGTAACAAGAGCTCTTGCTGAAGGTGATAAAATTGTTATAAAAGATTATGCAGACACCAAAGGCAGTTACCTACCACCATCTCCATCCAAACTTGGAATATATCCAACATATAAACCAGAGATAATCTCAGATGACACTTATGTAACAACAACGTCAATGATTAGAAGACACGATGGATCATTTATAAAAGCATATGGTGATGAAAGAGATGATTTAATTATAGAATTAGAAAGAAGAATATACAATAACATTAAAACATCATATGATTCTTCATTAGCAAAAATTGATGATGTAATACCTAGTATCTTTACTGCAACAGATTACACACTTAATGAAGTAACTGATATAATGGCACCAGACTTTCATACTTGGGCAGGACGTAATAATGTACAGTACATAAACAACACAACGTTCTCAGAAGGATCACCATTTACATACAACTACGCAAACAGCACAGACAGAATTAAAAACGAAAAATTGCCGGGATACTGGAGAGCAATTTACAAATATTTCTACGACACGGATGCACCACATGTAAGACCATGGGAGATGCTAGGACATTCTGAAAAACCTAGCACATGGGACGCAACATACGGCACTGCACCATACACATCTGGAAATGATGTATTATGGACGGCTATTGCAACAGAGACAGGCAGATACGGCAAGGCAGACATAAAAAATTATTTGCCAGTTGATGCATCAGGAAATTTATTAGATCCTATTGCGGCCGGACTTATAGATGTTTTAGATATTCCAGGAAGAAGATCCGGTTGGAAAGTGGGAGATCAATCACCAGCAGAAACAACATGGAGAAGATCGCCGGCATATCCGTTCACAGTAATAAAAACGTTAGCATTAACACAACCAGGTAGATTCTTTTCAAATATGTTTGATCCGTCTAGACAAACAACAAATATTGGCGGAAATCAAATAGACAAAGAAAGCGGAGTAAGAAAAATATTTAAAACTGCCAAATATTATTTGCAAACATCGACAAACAATGCAACCGGAGTAACAACAACATATCTAACAGCAGGCTATCAACCATTTGTAGTAAACTATCTAATATCAAAAAATCTCGATCCAGATACTTTTTACTACAAAA